CTTTTTGCATATCAATGATTCCACAAGCACAACCCCTGCGTCTAAACATTTGCTTGATTCTGACGGCCGTTATGGCAAGACCATAAGAGAGGCAAGCATCCTTATCAGAAACATGGTCCTGGCGATGCTAGAGAAGCATCGAGAGGTGTGGATTATCAATGTCAGAGGTAATCATGATCCGGATGCGTCTTTGTGGCTTAACGAGGTTATGAGGTTGTATTTTGAGTCTGACCCACGCGTCCAAGTATTCGACAATTTATCGAAGTTTGTTTGGTTTCAATGGGGGCAGAATTTGGTAGTCACTCATCATGGGGACAAGATAAAGATGGCTAACCTCTACGGTTCTATAACCAGGAACCTTAGAAAAGAATGGGGCGAGAGTAAGCATACGTTCGTATGGACAGGTCATGTGCATCATAAGAACCAGGAAGAGTACGGAGGTGCCATTTTTGAATCATTCAATATCTTGGCTCCACCCGATGCCTGGCATGCTGCTAGCGGCTACAGCAGTTCTCGCAGCATGAGTTGTATCGTGTTGCACAAAGACTACGGGGAAGAGGGACGATTAAAGGTAAGCATAGAGAGGCTGCAAGATGACAGCGTTTGATGATCAAATTGGTGGCAACCATTATAAGTTGATGATGATCCAACCAACGGAATACATCATGGCCAATAACTTAGATTGGTGCGAGGCAAATGTGGTGAAATACATCTCCAGATGGCGTAACAAGGGTGGAGTAGATGACTTGCGGAAAGTTATCCATTACACTCAGATTTTGATAGAGTCAGAAATAAGGGAAAAGTGATGGCAGGGACTGGGAGGCCGGGGAGGCCAAGGACGGCTGGACCGTTCAAAACAAGAGAAGAGCTCGAACAGAAAGTCGCTACCATGCGTCTGCGTGGGATGCGATTAAGTCATATTTCTGCCGAGTTAAATTTGAACTGGCGAACCGTTAAGCAGATAGTCTGTGATGTTTGTTGAAGTGCTGGCTGGGCTAAGGGGGGCCCATTTAATCGCTAGGGGAGGAGGCTCACGAACCAGCCTCCTAATTCTCTTATAACTCGATTGAATAAACAACCAAAGTTTTAGACCGAGGGGCTCGCTTGTGCCTCCATTCTATATAGCAAGCCGTCGTCAACTGGACGTTAAAAGTGATTAGCAGCCACGACCTTTAAGAGGCGGGAATAAACAGCGGAAAGGTCCCTTTGTGAGGGGCGCAGAATGGCACTGCGTTAACAAATGTTTGCTGATGACCGTGGCGGCTTTGGGCAGAAATTAGATTAGAATAATGGGGACCAACAGCCTCTAAATGACAACTATTGCCTAAAAAAAATGCCTGCATAAACATCTAAGCAAATTCATACATAAAATCTGTATCGTGAAAATATTTCACCCATAGCTTCATTGTTCTCAGCTAGTATTGGAGGTTCGAACTAACTGGGAGGAAAAGCAAAATGGAGTTGAGACCGCATCAGGTCCTTGCATACGACATGGTGAGAGCGTCGATAGGATCGGGCAAACGTCGTCCAATCATCGCTGCACCATGTGGATTCGGTAAGACCTACACTGCTGTAGATATCCTTACAAAGGCTGCGAAGAAAGGTAATCGTGGCATTTTTATCTGTGATCGAATCAAGCTAGTGGACCAGGCGATAGAAGCGTTCCACGCTGCCGGCGTTGAGGTCGGTGTCATACAGGGCGAACACAGGCTCGCTAATCCTGACGCAGAAATACAGATAGCCAGCATACAGACTTTGTTACGTCGCAAGCGCAAGCCTATATTTCATGTAGCGATTGTGGATGAATGTCACATTCACTATAAGGGATTGACGCAGCTAATGAGCGATTACGGCGCTGTCCCGTTCATAGGGCTGTCTGCTACGCCATACAGCAAGGGTCTCGGTAAGCATTACGATGACCTCTTGGTTCCTATAACTAGCGAAGAGCTCATACGCCAAGAATACCTGGTGCCTGCTAGATACTTTGCCGGGCACACGCCAGACCTGAAAGGTGTTGGTAGAAAGTATACGCAGACTGGGGCTAGGGACTGGGATCCTAAGCAACTGTCAACTGCAGTGGAGAAGGATCAAAAGCTGGTGGGGGACATTATCAAGAACTGGCAGAAGTATGGCCAGGGCCGGCAGACAATTGCTTTTAGTCCGTCCATCAAGCATTCACAAACAATGGTAGAGATGTTTAGGGCTGCTGGCATCAGTGCTGAGCACATAGATGGCTACATGGATATTGAGGAACGGCAGTGGATCTATGACGCACATGACAAAGGCGAGTTTAAGATTCTAAGCTGCTCGCGCTTGCTAAACACAGGCTACGATGCGCCAAGGGTCAGTTGCATGATCGACGCTTTCCCAACCTCAAGCTTGGTTACCTGGGTGCAAAGGTGTGGTCGAGTGCTAAGAACTTGCGAAGGCAAAGTGGATGCGATCATCCTTGATCATGCAGGAAATACCAGGAAGCATGGCTTCGCGGAGGCATCGGTGCCTGAGAAGCTAGATGATGGCGAGGGCAGATACTCTGAGCGCAGTACGACTAAAGATAAAAAAGAACCTGTTGTAAAGAAATGCCCCGAATGTTGGCAGGAGTTTGTGGCTCCCCGGTGCGAGTGCGGATACGTAATGAAGTCTTTTGCGAAGCTTGATTCTGATCAACAGATCCTAAAAGAGCTCAGCAGAGCCAACAGGAAGACTGATATGCAGCGCAAGCGAGAGATCCTTGGGCAGTTCCAATTGCATGCCAGGATGCGAGGATTTAAGCCTGGTTGGGCATCTCACGCTTACAGACAAAAGTTCGGTGTTTGGCCTAACAAGGTAGATCCAGCGCCGGTTAGCTATATCGATGAAGATGTCATGAATTTTATAAAGTATTTACGGATAAAAGGAATAAAAGGTGTTAGATCAGATCTTAGACAGGCTAGTTAATGTTAAGAAAAGCGGTACAAACAAGTGGATCGCTTGCTGTCCTGTCCATGAGGATAAAACTCCGTCTATGGGTGTTTGGGATGAAGGCGAGCGAATCATCATGCATTGTCTAGGATGTGGTGCAAAGGGACCGGAGATTATGGGCGCATTGTCTTTGCCTGTACGAATGCTATTTAAGCACGATGAAAGTATGCCTGCTGGTTATGTGCCAAAGGCTGTGATAGAAAAAGCAAAGGAGGCAGTGTATTTCGCAGATATATTTGAGTCAGAAGTGAAGAAGGGTTACCAGGCTACATTGGCAGAGAAGAGACAGAACCGTAAGTCTCAGCATTTGAGGAGGTTGCTTGATGAAACAGATAACAAGGGAAGAGTTGCTGGAAATGGGATGGCTGCTGGTAAAGTTGGAGCGATACCCGAAGCATTTAGATGAATGTGACAAACAGACGATTGTTAGCATGATTGCTATGATCGATGAGCTAAAAAGGAAAATGGAGGCAAGTGGGTGAAAGTTGTTTATTGGACATGTGAAAAGGACGGGTTCACGATTGGAGGATACGCTAGGTCGTTAAACGAGGCCGAGCAAACAGCCAGGGAGAAGGTAGGTCTAACAAATTATTTTTGGAAACGTGAGTACAAGTACAAGACGCAGTTGCAGAAATTTGACGGCAATTTAAATGGTTTTGTACAATTGCTTGAAATAGCTCACTCTGCCGGGAGGCTTGCAGAGAGACAATCTTTTCAGGCGGCAAGAGGGCCGCAGTAATTCGATAGCGTGAACTTTTTAGTGTGTTAAAGCCCGCTTAAACAGGAAGTATAACTGACACCGAAGGGGTGCGAGGCCCCTACTTATTACAAGGGGATGGATATGGAAGATCGGCATGAGGAGATGCGGCAACAGGTTATAGAGTTTACAAAGGATAATCCTGACGTATGGCGCTTGTTTTGTGATTTTACCTTTGATCGGATCAATAAAGGGTTCAAGAACTACTCTGCAAACGCTATTTTTGAAAGAATACGCTGGGAAAAAGACATAGGTGGGGATGGCGTAGCGCAGTTTAAGTTAAATAATAATTACCGTGCATTCTACGCCAGGGCCTTCATGAGAAAGTACCCAGAACATAATGGATTTTTCAGGATTAGAGAACAGATAAGCAAGGAAGAGTACGCTAGCAATCTGCCAGAACTCGCGCCGTCTGATTACGAATATCTGCAACATGCAACGAATTAAGCTATCCCTTGCGTCTATTATCGGAGCCATTTCATTGCTTATGGCTCTGCCCTGGTTAGTGCTAATATGGTTCTGTTGGAACTATATAAGAGATCAGGAACATGGCCGAGCTAGTACAGTTTATAAACAATGAGTTAGAGCTACAGCTACGTGAGATCGCTATAGAGGCTAGGAACGACCGTATCGATTATTGCCTGGTCATAAGCCAAAAAGAGGTAGATGGATACCTGGAATGGTGCATCGACGAGCTTGGCGAAAAGAACACAGACCAGGATCATATCAGGAACCTTTTGGGGCATTTGTTTTCTTATTCTCAACAGGTGTTTGTAGAAATGATTACAGATTACGAAGAGGAAGAAGGCGATGCTTGAGGTCAAGATCAACATCGATGCCATCCGGTATGGTTTGTTCCACCCTGACTACCAGAGGCACACAAACTATGTAGTCTCTAAGGCTATCAATAACACTCTCTATGATATAAGAGAGAAACAGGTATCTAAGCGGCCATTTGGCGGCATAAAGCATTACACCAAAAAGACTGATGACGGCTCTGTCACAGAGGCTCGTAGGACCATGAACTACAAGCCTGGGTCTGGCGAGATCGACCAGTACATCAAAGGTAATGCTACCGCCTGGACAAAACGGGGATTCTTGGTTGCCGGCAGTGACAAGAGCTCGCTAACCGGACACCTATTTTTTGATGGTCCCAGAAGTTATATGAAGTGGATGGTTTTTGGTGGCGCTGCGCTGCCGAATCGCAAAGTCATACCGCAGCCGGCAAAGGACAAGTCTGGCAACTACAAGATGAAGTTAAATGCTTTTGGTGGCATAAAAGGTGGTCTTGGTAAAGTTAAGACCAGGACGGACAAAAGCAACATATTCTTCAACGTAAAGGTCCCGACCAAAATAAAACGTGACCAGGTTAACAAGTGGGTCGGTTATCCAAAGAATAGGCCAAAGACTCCTAATAATTACGGTTTATGGCAAGCGTTAGGAAAAGGGAAAAATCGAAGGATTACAAAGCTGGTCCATATGCAAGCACATACGCGAGCTCAAAAACCGCAATACCCTGTGCATGAGTTGGCGAGGAACTTCTTTAACATGAGGTTCCCAAGCAACCTGATACTTGCTTTTAGAAAGGCCACCGAGCTCAAGGACTTTAGAGCACCTCCTGGGAGAGGGTTTGGCGGTGGTTTCTAGCAGCGGATGAGTAAAGGCTTTACTACTCCACCGAAACTATCCCATGCGTCTCGACTTAGGCAAAAAACTATCCCATGCATCTAGCTTCCGATTAATAATTATCCCACGCGTCTCGTTTCCGAGCGAAAATGCATGCCTGAAAGGTCAATTTCCTAACGGCTATCCCACGCGTCTAGCTTCCGAGCAAAAATAGGGCAAAAAAGGCCGTTTTTTCTAACGTCTATCCCATGCGTCTAGGATCCGAGCGAAAAGCCTTGATTTTCGGGGGTTTCGGCCATTTTTCGAGTGATTTTCGGCCGATTTGGCGCAAGGCCAGGCAATACGGGGCCCGGCCGGCCGATTGGCCACGCCAGGGCGCTACCAGGGCGCTACCAGGGCGCTACCAGGGCGCGACGGTGAGAGGGCGGGCGATAGTATGCCGGGCGAGTCAAACCGGGCGCAGCGGTGACGATCCGAGGCGGGTTCGGTAATCTGGCCAGGCTTACAAGATGTTGTGAGACGCGATG